ACCGAGGAAAAGAATGTTGAGCTGGTGATTCCGTTTAGAGAAGTGACGCCATGAGCGTAACTGTCAGGGTTGAGGGTATGGAAAAGCTGGAACAAAAACTGAAAAAACTTCTCCGCAAGATGGGACCGGATGAAATAGAGCCGGTCCTTTTTGATGCCGCTGCCATAGTCACTGAACAAGTCCAGGCCAACGTCAACCGGATCAACCGGGTTTCAGGCCGTCTCTCTCGTTCGCCTGTCACCAAGCAACTAGAGCTCCGGCAAGGAGAGAACCCGCGCCCGGCTATTTCGGCGATTGAACGTAACTGGCGGCTGGCGAAGGGGGCGCCGCACGCGCACCTGGTTGAAAGGGGGACCACAGGGCCGCGGACCATTAAGAAAAAATCCGTGCTCCGCAGCAAAACCGGTCAATTCTTTGGCAAGGTTGTCGCCCCGATGTCCGCTCAACCGTTCTTCAAACCCGCCTGGCAGGTCACTAAAGGAAGAGCTTTGGATTACGTGAAGCGTAAACTTGCCCGCCAGGTGGAGGGGGGAGTGTGAAATGACACTTGAAGCCGGGTTAAATACAATCCTCTCACCTCTCGCAACTAACAAAGTTTGGGCCGTCGAAGCCCCGCAAAACACGAAAGGCAGCTACATTGTTTTTGAAGAGACGAGCGAGCGGCGTGTTTATTCCCACGGCGGGTATTCGCACCTTAGCGAACGGTGGTTTCAGTTTTACTGTTTTGGCGATACGTACGACGCGGCGAAAACCCTGGCCGAGCAGGTAATTGATACCCTTGAAATATGGAACGGTGTGCAGGCCGCTTTCTTAGACGGCAAGAGTGACACATTTGAGGTTACAACCAATAAATTCCTTTGTCTCCTGTCTTTCAAATTCTGGTATTAAATTAAATTAAGTTAGAGGAGTGATTAACATGGTTACAGAAGCCAAGGCCGCTTACGGCACACAGCTTTATAAGGGCGGCGTCGGCGGGACCGCCATTGCCGAGGTAACGAGTATCGGCGGCATGCCGCTTGATTCCGACGAGATCGACGTTACACATTTAACATCCGATGACGGTTTCGAGGAAGTAATTCAGGGTATCCGCCGAACCGGCGCGATCTCCATTGAAGGCAACTTCATCCCCGGCGATACGAACGGACAGATCGCCCTGTTAACCGACTACTACGCGGGAACGGTAGACGATTATGCCATCGTCTTTCCCGCTGCCCTGGCCGCTGTATGGGAATTTAGGGCCTTCGTCAAAAAGCCTCCCTCCGAAAATGAAGCCGCCGTTGACGGCAAGATCCCTTTCTCCGCTGAACTGAGGATCACCGGCAAACCCGAATTGTCCATCACCTACAGCAATAACTTATCCGGTTTGACGGGCATCGAAGAAGAGGTCGGGGGTGCTCTTACCCTGGTGCCTACCTTCGCCGGTGGAACATACGAATATGCGGTTACCGTGAATACTGCTTCCACCTACATCAAGCTGACCCCGGCCGCCGCCAGTGGCGTGATTACCGTAAACGGCAATACTGTGTCGACCGGTACCGAAACCGGCGAAATTCCGCTAGGCGCGGCGGGCAGTATCACTACGGTCACGATCAAGGTAAAAGAGACGGACAAGATTGCCCGCAACTACACTCTAACTGTAATGAGACCATAGGAGGGATAACGTGGACGATACATCTTTCGGCAACGTAAAGACGTTTATTAACGGAAAAGAAATAAACTTGCGGCTTGACCTTGGCGTAGTAAGGACTTTCAAGCGGGAAACCGGTAAGAATTTGCTTGAAACGAAAGAAGACGACTGGAAGGATATCGATATGCTCGCTATGTTAATGCTCTTTTGCGCAAGGCGTGGCGGGCACAAAGATATTACGGAAGATGAAATTGATTGTATGACCTTACCAGAGCTTACCCGCTGTATGACTGAACTTGTCGAAGGTTTCATGCCGGAGGGAGCGAAGGGCAAAGAGGCACAGGGCAACGTCGCCCCTTTGACACAGAAACGCCGGAAATAACCCTCGAATGGCTGTGGAGCGTCGGAAGGTACGATCTTCGACAATCTGAAGAGGATTTCTGGCGTTTAACTTTGCGTGAGTTTATGTACTTGCTTGAGCGCCACAAGGAAGCGCGGGAATTACAGGACCGGCGCGTCGCGCGGATATGCGCCTTGCTTTACAACATCAACCGGCCAAAGGATGAAAAGGCGCTTACGGAAGATGATTTTATGCCCAAACCGCGCAAAGTCCAGACCCCGGAGCAGATGCTTGCCCAGGTTAAAATTCTCCATCACGCATTTACCAGAAATGCATTTACCAAAAATGCGGGATAGGATCTGCAGGTCCGAAGGCGGCTTTCCTGGGCCGCCGTTCCCGCTTATCAACACTACGGGAGGTGTTTGTGGGCGGTGATCTAATTGTCAGACATTGCAAAACTCTTTGTAGTTATCGGAGCGAAGGTTGACGATTTCAACAAGGCCACACAAAACGTTTCTAAGAAAATTCAGGGTTTCGGCAAGAGCCTGCAAAGCGTCGGTAAGGATCTGACAACAGGGATCACTCTGCCTATTGTTGCCGTCGGAACCGCCGCCATGAAAATGGGCATGGACTTCGAGGAATCCATGTCCAAGGTCGTAGGCCTGGTGGGCGTCGCCCAGGATCAGGTTGACGAATGGTCGAAGGATCTCCTGGCCCTCGGTCCCGCGCTCGGCAAAACTCCGAAAGAGTTGGCCGACGGGCTATTTTTCGTCACCTCTGCCGGTTTCCGCGGCGCGGAAGCCTTAAACATCCTGGAAATGTCGGCCAAGGGATCCGCCGCCGGATTGGGCGAAACACAGGTAGTCGCCGACCTTGTGACCTCCGCCATAAACGCGTACGGACTTGAAAACTTAGACGCGGCGCAGGCAACCGATATTCTCGTTACCGCCGTTCGCGAAGGTAAAGCGGAGGCCCCGGAACTCGCCGCGGCCCTTGGGCAAGTTTTGCCGATTGCCAGTGAAATGGGCGTTACCTTCGACCAGGTCGGCGCGGCCGCCGCCGCCATGACCCGGACCGGGACAGACGCTTCTACAGCGTCCATGCAGCTTAAAAATATTCTGATGGGCTTGCTCAAACCTTCTTCCCAGGCCGAAAAAGCCCTTTCCGCCATGGGGACTTCTTCCGCCGAATTACGCAGTCAAATTCAGGAGGAAGGCTTGCTTGCAGCCTTACAGAACATCCGGGGACTCACCAACCAGTACGGCGAAGACATCATGGCGACCGTCTTTCCGAACATTCGTTCCCTACTGGGTGTTCTGGACTTGATGGGCGCGAACGCCGAAGAGAACGCCGCCATATTTGAGGCGCTGGCCGATTCGACCGGCGCCCTGGATCATGCTTTTGAAACCGCCTCCAACACGGCGAAATTTAAATGGAATCAGACTACGGCGGAGTTGTCGGCGAGCCTGATTACGTTGTTTGAATCGCTCAAAGAAGTCGCCATACCGATAATGGAAAAATTCGCCGAGGCCATAAGCAAGGTTACTTCGTGGTTCAGTAATCTAGATGACCGCAGCAAAAAAATTATCTTGATTGTTGCAGCTATTGCCGCCGCCATCGGGCCGGTGTTAGTTGTGCTTGGTACTCTCGTTGTTGCCATCGGCGCGCTCATTAGCCCTATTGGCCTTGTTGTGGCGGCTGTCGTGGCTTTGATCGCGATTGTTGCTTTGATAATAGCCAATTGGGATAAAATTGCAGATTTCTTTGTTGGTCTGTGGGATACGGTTAAACAAGCCTTCTCCGCGGCCTGGGAATGGATCAAGAATATGTTCTTTAACTATACCCCTGCCGGGCTGATTATTCAGCATTGGGATAAGATTAAGGGATTCTTTGTTGATTTGTGGGACACGGTTAAGGAGATATTCTCCAACGCACTTGACAGCATAGTGACATTTTTTGTGTCTACCTGGAACGGCATTAAGGAGTTTCTGGTAAATCTTTGGAGCACGGTTAAAGAAATATTCTTTAATGCCCTTGAAAGCATAGCAACATTTTTCACTGAACTGCCCGGGAAAATCTCAAAATTCTTTACGGAATTGCCGTACATGCTGGGTTTTGCCCTTGGGACATTTATTCGCTGGACAATTGATATGGCTGTAGCGGCTTATCAATGGGGTAAAGACTTCATTGCCGCAGCGGGCGAGTGGCTTGCCGCACTTCCGGGGAGAATCTGGGACGCTCTTACCCTGGCGGCGACAAAGCTAGCGGAGTGGGCCGTCATTGCCTGGGAATGGGCGAATACTACCTGGCAGAACATTGTTGATACCATTGTCGAATTTGTGCTTGAGCTGCCGGGGAGAATATGGGATGCACTCACTCTGGCGGCGACAAAACTTGCTGAATGGACGGTTCTTGCCTGGGAGTGGGCGAAAACGACCGGCGTTGAAATGGTCGCGAATTTTATCACCTTTATTGCGGAGCTTCCGGGTAAGTTATGGGAATGGCTTGTGCAAACTATCCAGAAATTTATGGAATGGGATCAACAGGTAAAAGAAAACGCCAAAACCGCAGGCAGTAATTTGGTAGAGGGATTTATTGAATTTATAACGGATCTGCCGTCAAAACTATGGGATATTCTGCTGTTGTGCGTGGAAAAGATATCGGATATCGGCAGCGCCTTCTGGGATGCAATAAAAGGCGCGGCATCGAACCTCTGGGAAGGCTTCAAGGCGGGCCTTGGAATATCTTCTCCCTCCTACATCGAGGAAGCCCTGCTCGGTATCGGTGAAAATAGCATAGAACTCATAAGTGAGGCGTTTAACCGCGTTAGAGACTTCCTGATCGGGATATGGGAAGATATCAAGGGCGTGTTTGTTGATGCTTTGGCCGGCGTGGGCAGTTTTATCGTGGACAGTTTCAATGCTTACCTAACCTTCCTGGGCACGTTCAAAGAGAATATTCTTGACCTGTTTGTTAAAGTCAAAGACGGCATCTTGAACATCTGGGACAAAGTTGTGTCCGGCATCAAGGGGCACATCAATAAGATTATAGACGCCGTTAACGGTATGATTACCCGCTTAAACAGGGTGAGATTCTCCGTTCCCGATTGGGTGCCCGTCATCGGCGGCAAATCATGGGGATTTAGAATTTCAAAAATTCCCCGCCTCGAATTCGGCGGCGAAATCATGCGGGCGGGCATGGCCATTGTCGGCGAGCGCGGACCGGAATTGCTCAATTTGCCGCGGGGGGCGACTGTCAGGCCGCTTGACAATCGTAATTATTCCCGCACGTCCACCGTGCAAGTAACCCAAAACTTCTACGACCGCCAAGCCACGCCCGCCGAATACCGCCGGCAGACAGAGAAAGCTCTTCGCACCTTCGGCGAATTCGGCTTTGAAGGGGGGGCGATCTAGATTATGTTTTCTTGGACAATCAACGGCGAGACCTTCCAGTTTACCGGAAATTACCGGCTTAGAAATATTACCGGCCTTGGCGGGGCGCCCGCCACAATCCAACTCCAGAAGGCCCCCTACCAAGACGGCAAGACAAAGCGGGACGCGCTGGCGGAAGAGCGGTATATTACCTTCGATCTTTTGATCACCGGCATCACCGGCGGCGGCGGCAACAACGGGTATGAAGAAATCTTAAACGCCCGGCGCACCCTGGCGAATCTCTTTAACCCGAAACTTGGAGACGGAATCTTGAGATGGACGCAATCGGAGACAGGCAAGATATACGACATAGTGGCCACGTCCGACGGCGGACCGGAATTCGTTGACGACGTAAATTCCCGTTTCGCGCAGCGGGCGGTTATCTCCCTCGTTGCCCCCGATCCGTACTGGTACGACCCCGCCGTCTCTCACCATACCGTCGCCGCGTTTGAGGGCGGCTGGAAATTCCCGTGGAAATTTCCCCTGAAATTTGGGACAATCGGGCGCACTCTCACCATCACCAACGAGGGCGACGTAAATACACCGATCCTCCTCACCATAACCGGTATGTCCAATCAACCGCGGGTAGAAAATTTAACCACCGGCGAGATAATCGAAGTCAACCGGGATATCCCGGCGGGCAGTAGGATCGAGATCAGCACCAAGTTTGGTAACAAATACGTGCAGCTGGTGGACTCGGAAGGAAACGTCGAAAACGCCTTCCACTGGCTGGTAAGCGGCGAGGATCACAGCCTGTTTGAACTGGTGCCGGGCGAAAATGTGATTAGCTATACGGCGGTGGCAGAGGATCATAATACCGTGGCCACGATTGAATTTTATCACCGGTATAACGGAATTTAAGGTTTTCAAGGTTTTCAAGGTTTTCAAGGTTTTAATTTAAGGGAGCGAATGTTACTATGCCTCACATCATCAGCATATTCGACCCAAATTTAAACAAGCTGGCCGAAATAGACGACTACCTTTATTTTGCCTGGAGGCGTAAATGGCGGCGGCCCGACGAGTGGCAGATGGAAATAAACAGGTACGCGCGGGGCACAGAATACATCAACCCTGAAAACTTAATTGTCTTCCAGCGCACGGCTCGCAGCAATGGAACCGTAACAGAAAACCGCGTCGGGCGCATAGAATACATGGAACTTGCCCTGGGCGAAAGCGGGAAATTAAGTGAGAACTGGAAACTGCGGGGCGGGGCTTATAGCGGGATCTTTGATCATAGGATTGCCCTGCATGATACGAACGTCGGCACGGGTTACGACGTGCAATCCGGCGCGGCGGAAACGGTAATGAGGCATTATGTTGATGCGAACTGCATCAGCGCGACCGATTTAGATCGCATAGTGCCCATGCTTACCTTAGCATCCGATCAAGCCCGCGGCCCGTCCGTCTCCTACCGGGCGCGGTTTCAGTATATTTCGCAAATCCTCGAAGAACTCTCCATTTACTCCGGCTTGGGTTACGAGGTAGAAGTAGACTTTGACGCCGGGCAATTTGTGTTCACTGTTTACGAAGGAAGGAATTTAAGCCCGGACAACGGTGAAGGGAACTCACCGGTTATTTTCAGCCCCGAATTCGGGAACGTCAAATTATTGAATTACCGCTATTCTACCCTCGACAGTAAAGATATTGCTATCGTTGCCGGGCAGGGGGAAGGTGCGAACAGGATAGTAATTCCGGTTGTGAAAGATGTAAACACGCGGCTTGAATATACGGAGGATTTTACGACTGGAATACATAACAACACAGAAGCATCATCCGCGAACCGCCTGGATCTTGCACTTGGCACAAAATACGAAACCGATTTTAGCGAGTATGCCCCAGGCGTAAAACCGTCCGATTGGACAATGGTATACAACAACAGTACATGGATTGCCGAAGACGATTTACTCAGGCACAGCGCGGGAACGCTTAATGCAACAAAATATTTAACTTGGGATGTTATTGGCAACCAAGTATTGCACGGGGAAATTCTTGTCAAATGCAAAAGCTCTGTCACGGGCTACAACCAGATTGAGCTTGGAATTCGCGTTGGTGGCGGCGTTGATACAGAAAATATGTATAACCTGGAGTTTTATGATGGCACTATGTTTTACGTCGGCAAAATAGTAAATGGTGTCTGGACATGGCTTCGCAGTGAAGATTTTTCCTGGTATGCAGATACATGGTACTGGATCCGCTTTCGTGTCGTAGGTAATAACCTGCGGGCAAGAGCATGGTTGGACGGCACGGATGAGCCGTCGTACTGGCCGATTGATGTCATCGACGCCGTAGGGGGGCATCCCGTTGCGGGTATGGTTGGAATCGGAAACTATACTGCCGGAAACAGTGAACAGAGATTTGATTATTTTAGCTTCCAGGAAATTGACTTACAGCTTGGCGCCTATACATCTGATTCCATTAATTATTCTTACCTTCGCTTTTTGCGGGAAAGCATTATTAAATGGGATGAAGATGCGCCCGTGGGAACATCTGTAACCGTCGAGCATCAAGTTAATGACGGCGCATGGTTAACATGCACGAACGGCCAGCCTCTTCCCGGTATAAGTATTGGCGAAGATTTAAACGGCAAATCGGGGAAATTGAGGGTTACCCTGGATCCCGGAAGCGAATTATACGCTCCATCTATTTCTAATTTAAACATCATAATAAACGGCAAAACGCAGGAAGGCGCGTATTCGGGGACAGAACGCAGGGAGGCCTTCGTGGACGCCCGCGACCTCGCCACATCCGGCCAGCTTATCCAGCGGGGCAATGAACGCCTTGCGGAATATGGCGTGGAAGAGGTAATGGAATGCGACGTGCTGTCCGGCGCGCAAGCTAAGCATATTGTCGGGTACGAGGCTGCGGAACAAAGTTTCCGGAAATCACCTTCGACTTGGATCACGGGCAGCGAAGAGTACGCGAATGTCCAGGCGACCCCGGAAGGCC